ATTACGCACCTTCAACACCGAAGATACCTCTAAAGTCAGAACAGCCAAAGGCATATCTTTCTCTAGCTTTGTATCTTACGTTTCCAGTATCAAAGTCTCCTTCCATTGAAGTTGTCAATGGAGTTCTTGAGAACATTTTCATACCGTTTGGAACGTCCGTGATAATGTAGAATGAATCAGGGTCAGTTAAGAAATTGTTCACTCTGTAACCTTGAGGAATCATTCCCATACTGTTGATTGCATTGATGTCATTATCAGCTGTTTGAGTTCTGCCTTGAGACTTTAAGATTCTCTCAGCGTTGAACTGGTTCGCAGAAGGAACTATCATTTTAACTCCTTTTGCTGCGATTCTTAAACCTCTCTCATCAGTGATAGCAGCGATATCAATCAATGCTGTTTCTAATGAAGTTTCGTTTAAGTCAGCTTGTGTTTGCAAAGTGTTTGCTACATTACCCGCAATTGTTGGGTGTGCTGTAGAAAACAAGTTAACGCCGTCACCTGTTTGAAAAGCAGTTCCAGCTGCGATTGCTGGTAAACCATTATTCAAAGGTGCTGCACCTTTAACTTCTTTTGCATTGGACATAGATCTTGCAAGAGCTTTTGTGTATCTAGAAGAAAGTCTGTCATAAAGGTTGTCCTCTATTGCTTCTTCTGTGATAGCGAAAGCTAAAGCGATCGTTTCCATTGTGTATCTAGCAGTATAAGTTTCTTGTGCATCATCGTATGATACGCCAGCTCCTTCTGCTTTTACATCTGCGTTTGCAAAGCCAGATAACATTACTTCCTCTTCGAAAGCTCTGTCTGATGACTCTGTGGCATAAATCTCAGCGTGCTGATTATCATACCTTTTATATTCCAGTCCGAACAATGCGTTCAGTCCTGGCTCTAGTTCTTTAACTAGTTGTGCTCGTGATATTGCCATTATGCGCTTACCTGTCCGTCCCCGAACCACTGTGACTTGTTAGCCACAACTACAACAGTCGCAAAACCTGAAAAGTTTGCTAATGCTGGGTTCGTTTGTGGCGTAGTTATAAGATCCTCATTTTCAGGATCTTCAGCAGCTCTTAAAAGTCTCCATTGATTTTGGATTCCAGTTGCTCCTGTAGCCACGGTTAATTGTGAGTTTGATTGTCCAGAAATAGTTGAACCAGATGCTACTGATCCAGCTCCATTTGCTGATACTGTCAAACCAAATGTGCTCCCCATTTCAGCTTGTGCAGCGTCGGCGTTAGCACCAAGTCTAGCGTCTAACTGTACGTTGTATTGCTGAAGAGGATTGTCGATAACAAATGCATCGACGTCTTCGCTATTAGCGGGGGCCGTAAGTCTCGCAAAAAAAGATGAGAACGTTGGTTTATTAGTAGTTGCATCTGTAAAGAAGCATCCGTTAAATACACCAATCGTTGGTCTTGTTATAGCATCTTGTCCATTGATTATATAGCCTGGATTGTCATTAGCACCACCAGCAGTATCAAACTGCACAGGTTGTCCTAAATAAATAGACGTTCCATACCCACTATCGATTTTGTATTTGTTCTGTCCGCCAGTTGCAGGTGTAGCACCTAAAGCACCTGATGGGATCAAACCAAAACCTTGTGTGTTTCTATTTGCCATAGTTTGTTTCTCCTTGTGAACCTGCCGTCGTTAGACGGCCTCCAGTTCGGTTTATATTATTCGTTGGTGTTGAGAAATTTTATTTCTTAGTACCACCGAAGTTTTTGCTTGAACGCTCGAATTTCATCGGCATTCGTTTGTCCTGATCCTTCAGTAAGTCGGCTTCTACAGATTCGTCTTGACCTTCAGTTTGTCTTCTCTGATAATCAACACGACTTTGTGCGAGTTCTTCAGGTATCCTTGCCAGGAGAAGGCCACCTACTCCAATGACTCCAGCGTATTTTCCATCCATGACAATAGGGTAAGAATCACCGTCATCGTATTCGTCAGCTCTCACTAACTCATAACCAGATCTCAATCTACCGTGAATATTCTTAGTATCATTGAAACCCATTGACTCTGCTCTTATCCATCTGTGCCTGAATCCATCGGGCGCTGGTGGTGCATCTAGAGATGATGGGGGCTTGTACTCTTTTGGTCTTTCAGTCTTTGACCGAGTTCCAGCCGCACGAGAAGTTACTTTTTCGTTTTCTTTTTTCATATGCTTATGCTCCTTCCGTGAGTTTTAATTGTTTTGCATATTCTTCGAGTGGCACACCTAATTTTTTAGCTATTGCTACTTGAGACGATGTGAGTCTCACTTGTTTGCGACCAGGTTTTGAGCTTCTTGTTGCTGAAGCTACCGACTGAACGGCCCTGTTCGTTTGCTTAGTTTCAGTATTATCAAATTTATGCCCGAAGTCAACTCTAATCCTTTTATCAATCTCTTCGTAGTATTCTTGAGATTTAGGATCAAAACCTTCTTTTTCAACTAAATCCTTGTGAATTTCGAATGCAGTAAATGTCATGGCTCTGTCTGTTCCAAACCATTTATTTCTTGCAGCCCAATCTTCAGCCATAGGATCAGCTTGAGGCATTTGTTGTGGGGTTTCATTTGGTAACTGTCCACCGTCGGATAGTCTTACAGGAGTTTCCTGTTCAACTGGTTGTGTTTGTCTTTGCTTCAGTTTAGCATCTTCAAATGCTAATTCAGCAATTCTTTTGTTTGCCTGAACTTGCGCAGCCGCATCCTGACTTTCAATAGCAGTTGCTAATTGTTTTTGAACTGCATCCATTTCAGATTTTATAGACTCTGCAAATTTAGTATTGTACTCAGAATCGACTTTATTAAATTTTTCTAAATCTAATTTTCTTTTCTTTTCCAAAGACTCAGCGTATTGTAAAGCAGCAGCTTCTCTTCTTTCTGCTTCTCTCATTTTACGTGTAAGTTTTGCAATACGTGATTGCACTCCTTTACTGTAGTCTTCTAATTTTTCATCTTCCTTTTTTTCTGTTTCTTTTGTTTCTGTTACTGTTTCTTCTGTTACTGTTTCTGGAGCAGTATCTACTACTGCTTCATCTTTCTTTTCATCCACAGTTACATCTACCTCTGGGCCTGATGTATCTATATCTACCATTGGTTCAGTAGATATCGGACTTTCTTTTTTCTTTTCCTCTTCTGGCATAGTATCCTCCTATGTTAATATTTGTGCAGGATATCTGTTGGATCCTGTACTGTTGCTAATATTTCGTCATCATTAAGAAGACGAACTTCCCCACCTTCAATTTCTATTCTTGATCCGGCGTAACGTGCAAAGACTACCCAGTCTCCGACCTTGCACCATGGACCATCTTTAAATCTATCTTTATCGTTATAACAATCAGGTCCCATTGCTAATACGTTTCCGCATTGCGATGCAACTTGTTGTCTATCAATTGTTTCTGTACCCATGATAATTCCACCATCAGTTTTTTCTTTCATTCTAAATGGCAAAACTAACATACGCCAACCAGTTGGTTTGGGTAATTTTGTTTTTTCTTTGGTAACCTCTTTTTTAGGTTCTTGTTCGTATTTATCTAATAGACCTTCTTTAATTTTTGGGACTTCTTCCTTGGAGGTCGACGACGTTTCCTGTGTTTTCATTTTTTGCTCCTTCATCTTGTTGCAGGTTAGAGATTTCCTGACGCACTGATTCCAGTGCATTAATCTGTCCTATTATATACTTGTAAGTTTCCATATTGTCAACACCTCCTGACGTAACAGTCAAAGCTAGTTGATTTACTCGGTTCTTAATTCTTTTTGTTAGTTGTTCTAATACTTGTTCTGGTTCCATTATTTTTTCCTCTTTTTATCTACACCTTTTATTTTTTTCTTATTCTTTGAAGCATAAAATACAGCTTCGCCTTTTTTCTTGCCGTATTGTTTTTTCATGGACTTCATTATTTTTTTACCTTTTTCTGTTAGTGGCATTTCGTATTGCTTCCTTTCCTTTTCTAGCTATTGATGCAACTTGGCTTTTACCCATAACTTTAGCTCTTTGTTCCATCACTGTTAGTATTTGTATTTTACGTGCAAAAGGTTTTTTTACGCGTTTTACTTTTGCAACAGTTGCTCTTGCATCTGCTGGTGTTGCAAATTTTATTTTTACTGTGTCTTTGGGATTTTCGTCTGTGTAGAGTCTTCTACCAGAACCTTTAGGCTTTTTTCCCGTGCCTTTTTTTGGATCCGCCATGAATAACTCCTTTTAATGTTTTAGCTTGAGCAGCATGTGTTTTAGATGCTTTTTGCAAACCTTTGATTACTTTTTTAATCTTTTTCTTTTTTAACATTTCCATCTCCTTCTAGCCTGACGGATTCTTGAGTTAGGATCATTTCTTGTTTTTGCTGAAGCTCTTTTGAGCTGACCTAGTGATCTTGCGCAGTAAGACTTTCTACGTTTAGCAGCTTTTGATCCTGGTTTCACTTTACCAGTCACGGCTGTTTTTAATTTAGAACCGGGATTTAATCTTCTATAGGCTTTGACACCGGCTCGTGTCATTCCTGCTCCAGACTTTGTAGGTCTGAAATTTTTTTTATTTCTAGCTGGCATTGTACCTTTACTCATTATACTTGCACCATCCTAGTCATGTTTATAATTCCACCATTCATTGCTTTCTTCCTTTTTGCAAATGTTGCAGCTCTACTTGGTGTAGGACCTGTATTTGCTTTAGCTTGTTTTCTTTTTACGGCACCCGCACGCTGCCCTTTGCTCATCGCTCTTGCTTTTGCAATAGGCACGCATTTTGGATATTTTTTTCTTTTTTCTCCACCACTTCTTCCACATTTCGGGTAAGAACCATCTGGTCGCTTGTTTGCAATATCGACCCAGTTTTCCTTCACCCATGCTCGTAATCCTTTTTTAGCCATTACACTATTTGGAATCTAGTCATGTCTATGATTCCACCATTAGCAGCTTTTTTTCTTTTTTTATTTTTTTTACCACCTGGTGTAACTTTACCTGAACACACAGCTGATGCGTACATGTTTGCGTACGCCGAAGGGTACACTTTGAATTTACGCTTTGCTGCGGCCTTACCTCTAGGACATAGTTTTGCCATTACAGATTAACTCCTTTCGCTGCCGCAATACACATATGACACTTTGCTCTAAAATATCTGTGTATAGGACAAGGATCTACTACCACCACTGGTTTATCTAAATGTAAAGTTTCAGTTTGTTTTGTAGGAACAAAAAGAGTTTTAATTACACTTAAAAATTTTTTAAACATTATTTTATTTCTGCTCCGTGTCCTCTTTTTGCAGCTCCTCTAGAATTTAAAGATCTAACTATTCTTTTTTTTTCAGCTTTTAGATTTCTTTTACCTTTTTTAGTATATGCTTTTTCTGCATCTACTCTTCCAAGTTCTTCTAGTCTGTTCATTCTTCGAGTGTTTTTTTTAACTTTGCCACCTTTTCTATATTCAGCAGCTAGTTTAGGATCTATTTTTTTCTGAACATCTTCAGGTAATTTATTAAATCCTTTTTTCTCTTTTGGTATGTTTTTGTCCATACTACTACCTATTTATTTTTCCAGACTTTTTCGCTTTAGATCCGAACTTACCATAAGACTCATCTCTTGAATCTTTTAGTTGTTTTTTAGTTCTTTTTTTTCTGATCCTCATAGCGATAGATTCGTCTTTTCTATCTTTGTAGCCCTGCTTTTTCTTTTTAGCAGATCCACCTTTTTTCATACCTTTGCCATTAAATCTTGATGCATAAGGTCTTGTTCCAAAGTCATTTCTCATTTTTTTCCTCCGTTTCTAAAAATTTGAGTACCCTTTATACCATATATCGAAGCCACGACAAGGATCCACAAGTTGGTGAACCATGACGGGAGCTGCGAAAACATCTCGAAGAACAATTTTACTTTATCCATCGCAGATGGGTCGTCCGATATTACTGCCCAAGCGAGCACTAACACGGGCAAACTGAGAATTATGAGAACTGCCTCGTCTTTCCAGTCTGACTGTCTAGCTTCTAGCAATTTACCCTGGTAAGCTTCATCACCTCGGGCCATCTTTTCAGCATGCATTAATTGTGCATCTGACATTGCCATCTTCGTTCTCTGCTTGTTAGCATAAATTTTACTTCCAGCAGATACGGCTAATTTAATTGCCGATAACCACATGTTAGTACCAAGTAGCCTTTACAGGTTTCTTTTCTTTTCTGATAGCTCGTGTACCTTTAACGTCTACAGTGTTTCCTTCTGCAATGTAATTTCTTCCTCTAATACTTGTTTTAGATCTTGGATCTAATACTAAGTTTTGAGGAGAATCTTCTACAGGGACTCCACCTTTAGCGTAGCCGTCTTTGTTAACGAACTGTTTAAATGTGTCTTTTGCCATATTTTTCTCCTAATTGTTAATATACTAACTTCTCGGACCTTTCAAGATCTTTACGTCTTTTGTTTTAGCTGCATCTGTTGCTAGTTTAGAACCTACAGACATCAACGATTTTTCAATAGATGTATCAGCTCTTAGTTTAGCTAGATCTTCATTCTGTTCCATTTTTTGTTCTGTTAGATCTTTTGCTTGAACCATTTTAGCTCGATCTAATTCAAGTCTAGCTTCATCTTCTTTCATCTTACGCTCTTCTTCCATAGCTTTAAGATCAACTTCTCTTTGTTTTAATTTTAATAATGGATCATGATCAAACTGAGAAGTAATTTGTTTTTCTTCTTTCATAAATTCTTCAGTCATATCTGCAATTAATACAGCTTTTCTAGCTTCTATCTTTTGAGATATTTGTTGCATCTGTTGTTGTATTTGTGGGTTTTGAACAGCTGCTTGTTGTAACTGTGGTAAGATTGCCATTTCTTGTGGAAACTCTAACATTACTTGTTCTTGTGCCATCAATGATATGTGCTCCATAATATTTTTTTCTAACGCTGCAGTAATACTAGGATTGTTTCTAACAAAATTACTAGCCATAAAATTTAAGTGAGCAGTTATGTGTGCTCTATGATCTTGACCTGGAAACGCTTGAAATGCTTTACCAGCCATTGCATCAATGTGTT